CGCCGCTTTGGGCGTGCGCCCCCGCGAGCTGGTCGACCAATTCAATGACAAGGCAGACGGTGGTTTCACATCTCAGCGCCAACCTATCGATGCCCTGACCCTATTAGGGCGCGCTTGTCTGCGCGCTGCAGTTCTTGAGTTCCCCCCATCTCAACAGACTGACAAGGATAGCTCCCATGAGTGCGCAACCTGAAAGACGGTCCCAGCTCCTGCCCCTAGTGCACATCGCCAAGAAACAACTTGGGCTTGATGATGAAACCTACCGAGCGTTGCTCGAACGCGAGACCGGCCTTCGCTCTGCTGGTGATATGACCGACGATCAGCTCGAAAAGGTGATGGCAGCATTTCGCTCCCAGGGCTTTAAGACCAAGCGACAACAGCGCACAACAGCCAAGCACGACCAGGGCAGGTTCATTGTCGCCTTATGGATCGACCTTTGGCAGCTCGGTGCGGTGGCAGATCGGCGTGATGCCGCTCTTGATGTATTCGTGAAAAGACAGACTGGCGTCGAGCGCATGTTGTGGCTCGCACCTTCCCAGGCGAACTCGGTTGTCGAGGCGTTGAAAGACTGGTGCAAGCGGGAAGGTCTCGAAATTGTCTATCAGCCTGGTGATCCTGATCCGGGTCTTACCGCCAAGCGAGCGGTCTGCCATGCGATCTTCGCGAAGCTCGCACAATACGAAGATGGGCAGGACGGCTTCGCAATGGAGATGGACTATAGCAACCAGCTCAATGCTGAAGAGGCGCAGGGCCTCGCCAACCGCATGGCCTATCGGCTTCATGCGTTTAAGAAACTAGTGGTGGGTGATGCGCCATCTTGAACCAGCCAATCACACCATCCCGCTCACCGTTGCAAAAGCAGCCCGGCGCGCTTCCTTTCGCAAGGTCTTTATCGCAGATGCAGACCGGCGAGGCCTCACGTTCTCAGCTGAAGAGATCGAACACCTTGAAGCAAGCATCATGAAATCCGCTGATGCCTACCAGCGTGCAGTTCGGCAGCGTTACTACGTCGCTGTTAGGTGGAAGGGGCGACGGATGGTCTGCGCTTACAGCATGCAGCTTAAATGCCTGGTCGGCCTCAGGTCTGCGCGCCGCCTGACAAAGAGGAAATTTACTCAATGAGCGCATTGACCAAAAGCTGCCGCCACTATGGCTATGAGAACGGCATGGTGTGCGCGAAGGGCATGGACATCAGGGCCGTGCACGGCGACGCGTTGGCTTGTTGCCGAGATCCAAAGAAAGCATGTCCTGCGCGCGAGGATTACACGACCGACGAGATAGCAGCCGCTGAGGAGCAATCAGCCAAGCAGATGGAAGACGGCTTCACGGTCATTAGCGCAATCGTGGCGGAAGGAAAGACGGCGCCGGGTGATAGCGGTCATGTTGGCTGTCCAAAATGCGGTGCCGGAATGGTGCTGTTTACGTTCTCGCCATCCAATGGTCATCTCCACGCAGTGTGCTCAACACCGGATTGCTTCGAGGTGCACCAATGATCGACTGCTTCGCAGATATGGCGCAGCCCTACCTCTACCGATTTGGATGGGCAGTCTTTCCGGTCTCACGGTCCGGGCGGAAGAAGCCGCTGGTAAAAGGCGGGTGCCATGCTGCCACGACTAACCTTGACCTTGTTGATGAATGGTCTGACAGGTTCGGGGCTTGCAACATTGCTGCCTCAACTGGCTTCACGAACGGTATCTGTGTGCTCGATGTAGACGCACCTGAAGGGCTGCTAAATCTACAGAAGCTACTCGGCGATTTGGGTGTTGCCTTGCCAAGAGCGCCCTGTGTTCGATCTGGTGGAGGAGGGTTGCACTACTACTTCGCACAACCACCAGAGAAACTGAAGAACCGAGCTGGCCATATAGCGCCCGGTCTCGACATCAGGAGCGAAGGTGGCTCCATTGTGCTACCGCCGTCCATCCACAAGTCCGGTCGCAGGTATGTCTGGGCAGTTCCCTTGGATGAATGGTGCAGTGATGGGGTGGTAACGCCTCCGCCAATGCCGGAGTGGCTGCGGCTCAAAGCTGCTGCTGACAAGCTCCCTGCTAGGCTGCGTCGCGGCGCGAAGGATTTCACCACAGCGCCAACCAAGATACTTGAGCTTGAAGAGACAGAGTTGAGGCGTGCCCAGCCTGGTGGGCGAAACTATGCACTAAACCGTGCGGCCTTCGTCTTTGGTCAGTTTGTTGCCGTGGAGAAAATCAGCGAGCAAGACACTCGTTCTCGGTTGACGGCCATTGCTTTGGATATCGGGCTTGATCCTGCAGAGATCGGGCCGACCATTGATAGCGGCTTGCGTGCTGGACTGTCCCAGCCAAGGCAGGGCACCTAGAGCATGTCTTCCCCCCGCCGTCAGCCAGGGCTCTTAGAAGCCATCGCAGAGATCACCGACCAGGCGTCGGCGGATCTTGTTGCGGCTGAGTGGGGTGGGCGTACCTTGTATCTGCCTGCAAAGTTGAAAAGCGATCACCGCCTGGTCGAGTTGTTGGGTGTGCAAAAGGCGACGGTGATTTGCAAGGAGATCGGCAGCGGCAACGTGATGGTGCCGATGTCTGATATGGCGGGGCCAAAGAAACGTCGTCGCTTGGTTGCTGAGATGTTGGACCAGGACGTATCACACAGCGAGGCTGCGCGCACGGCTGGTGTGCACACCAGAACAGTGGAGCGGGTGGCCGCTAAACAGAAACGTCTCAGCAAACGGAAGGCGACAGGCGCGCAGGGCCGTCTTCTCTGACACGCCCCGACACCTGTCGGGATTACGAATTTCGGGATTTCCCATCATGGTCTGTTCGTTGCAATCAAACGAATGGCGGAAACGATGGACGCGGCTTCACCCGAATGGGTTTTCCAAAGAGCACTTGACGTTATCCTGGAACATGAAGGCGGCTTTGTCGATGATCCAGACGATCCTGGCGGTGCGACCAACTTTGGTGTCAGCCTTCGTTTCCTGCATTCAGTGGGCGAGTTGGATGTGGATGGCGACGGTTTCCATGACTTTGACTTTGACAAAGATGGCGACGTTGACGCGATTGATGTGCGTTCAATGGAACGCTCTCAAGCGGCAATGATCTACCGCGACTTTTGGTGGTTGAAGTTTCGCTATGATCTCCTCCCTGGTGAGGTCGCCATCAAGGTTTTCGATCTCTCTGTCAACATGGGTGCAAGGCAGGCGCACAAGCTCTTGCAACGCGCCCTCAGAGCCTCAGGTGTTGAGGTGGTGGATGACGGGCTCATTGGCCCCGTGACGCGCCTAGCAATTGACGACACCGACCTTTGTGCATTGCTACCAGCTCTGCGATCTGAAGCCGCTGGTTTTTATCGTGCGCTTACGGCCGCAAGGCCACCTCTTAAGAAGTTTCTGAAGGGTTGGTTGCGGAGGGCCTATTCATGACCGAAGTTTGGGGAGCAGCCAAAGGCATTATCTCTACAGTCGCGCCAACAATTGCGACGGCGTTCGGTGGGCCGCTTGCTGGCATGGCTGCGCGCGCTGTAACTGGTGCACTGTGGGGAGAAGATAAGGCCGTTGACGATGTGGATGCTGCGTTGCAGGCGATGCAGACAGCGACGTCCGATGATCTCCTGAAGATAAAGGCGGAAGAACACAGGTTCGCTGAGAAGATGCGCGAGCTTGATATTGATGTTAAGCGCATCCATGCCGCTGATCGGGATAGTGCGCGGAAACGCCAGATGCAAACCAAAGACAAGATGCCGGGCTATATTGCCAGCGCTGCATTGGTTGGTTTCTTTTCCATTCTAGGCGCACTGATCTTTGTAGATCTCCCCTCAGCATCAACAGCACCGCTTCAGGTGATGCTTGGTGTGCTCGGCGGGTTGGTCGGGCAAATCGCAAACTACTATTTCGGATCATCAGCAAGTTCGTCTCGCAAAAACGAAATCATGAACGCAATGTTGAAAGGCCGGAACGGTGGCGCCACCGATGGCTAGTCCGGAATGGATACGTTTGATTTGGGACGTCGTCACAACTGCGATTTCGTTCGGTGCCGCTATCTATGTGTTCTTGCACATGCGACACACCGCAAACCAAACAGAGACCGAAGCGATCCGGCTGGAGCTGACCGAGTTGAAGCACTCAGCAGTCGACCGTAGCGAGACAGATAAGCTTTGGGAATTCGCTCACGAAATTGACGGTCGACGATCCAATTCAGCCGGGGAACTCAAAGACCGAATGAAGGACTTGGAGAGCAAGCAAGAGCACATGCCAGCACAGCGCGAAGTGCAGCGGTTGATTGCGAACCAAGAGGCGATGAGGGAAACCATGACCTCCCTGCGCAACCAGGTTCAAACGATAGACGACTATTTAAGGAAACCGGAACGATGAGTTGGGAAGACCATCTGAAAGAGCAGCGCCGTCTCATCATCTTGGAAGGCCTGTCCAAAACCCATGACCGAAAGCTAAACGACACGCTGCTGGTTCGTCTCACAAGTCAAGCTGGCCACGATGTGTCCCGGACGGTTATCCGAAGCGACATTCTGCACCTTGAAGAGGCTGGAGCAGTAATCCGAACAGCAGCAATGGGGTTCGTTGTCGCAGAGATTACAGAGCGTGGAGAAGATCACCTCGCATTGCGGACGAGCCTTGAAGGTGTCGCGCGGCCGTCCGCAAGGAGGTCGTAGTGGCAGGCCGCAGGAAAGGTCGTGGGCGGCTATCGAGCATTGACCAGCTGCCCAGTGAGGCTGCCCCTTTCGTCGTTGCTGCAATCAAAGCACTCAATGACAACAATCGTACCCAAGAGGCTATTCGCGACGAATTGAACAATCACCTTCTCGGCATCGAAGGGTGTAAGCCGATTTCTGGGTCAGCGTTCAATCGGTATTCCCTCAACCTAGCAGTGCAGGGTGAGAGAATGTTGAGGGCGCGGGAAGTCGCGAGCATTTTTGCCGAGCGCATGGATGAAAACCCTGACGGCGATATCGGTTTGCTGATTGGAGAAACGCTCAAGACGCTCATCTATGACGTGATCATAGACAGCACTCTTGAAGGGGAGAGCCCGTCAATCAAGATGCTCGGCTCCGCTGCGAAGGCGGTGAAGGAGTTGGAGCTGGCGCGCGGTGCGAACCTGCGGGCGGCGAAACTCAAGCAAGACAATTTCATTGACGATACAGCCGACAAGGTTGCAGGCATCGCAGAAGAGCAGGGCTTGAGCGGAGAAAGGATTGCCCAGATGCGTCGTGAAATTCTCGGCGTCAAGAAGGCTGGCTAATGAGCAACGTCGTTCCACAGGCTGCCTACTCAGATGATCTGCCGCGTGGAT